TTTCACACCCAGAGCCTCGTACATGTCCTTGTACACTTCATACATGTTGTGCAACTCAGGGGCCGCACCCGCAAGCTGCAACTTGGTCTGCGCCAAAGCAATCCGCTGCGCCTGACTAAACATATTTGGATCAGATACAGGAACTACGTCGATCCTGTCGTCAAAGTCGCTCGCCATAACGGCAGACTCCGCGCCCTCAACAGAATACGGATACTCCTGCGGTAAACTCTCCGACATGACCCGCGCCAGCATCTTGAACTCAATCCGCATGGCATAATGAAGCCGCTTATGCACCGCACTCATTACACGAGAACCCTGCTCCAGCATCGCAATAGTCGTACCTACCGCCGCGTTCTGGTTGCCATCACCAACCTTTAAGTCAGTAATCGTCGCAAACCGCTGACCAGCCTGAACCACAAACCCCAACAAGTTAAACAACGTCTGATCCGGCCCTTTAAACGGCAACGGCATCAAACTGTCACGAATAGCACCACCCGGAGCATCTACATCACGGAACTCACCCGGCTGTAGCGGGTCATCATCGTCCCTGATCCGTAGGCCGCGGGCCTTAAATCCTGCTGGAAGGTTAGATAACGTACCCGCGTCAATCAACTGACGAAGCGCCGCCGTAGCTGTGCGAGATAGACCACCAATCGTGTGAATTAAGCCCAATCCATAGAAACCAAAGCCCGGAAGGAACTTATAATGCACAAAATACTGTATTTTCTTCTTGTTTTCGTCTTCCTCACGGTAATTACGACGAATTGACAGTACCTGACCGTTGTCCTGACTAATTGTCACTACATATGGTATTTTAATACCCGTTGCCTCGCCGTCTTCGTCCTCTTCCTCATACCCCTCAAGGTCCAAATCAACATGACACTCCAAAATAGTGCAATCATAGTCGATCTGAGACGGCGTTACACCGTCAATGCGCTGTATCTCATCGTCCACGGACGACGAATCGCCCTGCGAGGGCAGTACAGGTATGTCCAAGTAGAAGCCAGACACCTGTTTCTTGCGTAAATCGTTCAACGACATACGCAAAACCTGCGTTATGTTAGGACAAGACTCCAAATCGGACGTCTCATACGGCACAACCAAGTGTTCCGCCGGTACAAACTTACTTACAGCCCGCCCTTTTGTCTCGTCATAGTAAACTTTCTTGAAGGTAGACCCCGCCAAAGGCAAAAAGAACAGCATCTGGTCCAGTTCAGGCGTATATTCCTCCATCACATTCGTGATGTAGTAGTTCATAAACTGCTTTACGCGGATGGCCTGCTGCTCTTTTTCACGGGTTTCTGCTCCCAAGACAGCAGTTCGCACGGGACCTGAAGCTGGCAACAACTCGTTAAACGCCTGCGCTTGGAATTGTGTAGCAGCCTCTGCGAGCAAGGGATGCGTAACTCCGGAAGCTCCTCTGAACGGCTGCGCTCTCTCCTCATAGGAAAAACCAAGAAGTTCCAAACCGTTGGCGTAAGCATCTTCCCACTCCTGTCGTCCCGCTTTGTTACTGTCAAACTCAGACATCAACTCGCCAGCAATGCGCGACAACTCACGGTCCGGCATCTCTTCTGCCAAGTTCATATAGAAATCATCGCTCTCGCCGCGCTGGTCCTGCGGATCGAAATCAATGGTTACACCACCGTCCTCGTCCGGAGTCATCTCAATGTCCATGCCCTCGGCCACACCCTCAAAAGCAACGACGTTGTCGTCCATGCTTCCCGGTAGCTCAAGCTCAACTTCAGCCGCCAAATCTTCTGGATCAAGCTGCGAAGGGACGTTTTTGTCCATCATGCCCGCAATAGGTTCTCTAGCCATTAAATGTCTCCTTTAAAGACCTAACTTACCATAGGCCGGTTCATATTCCTAGCTGTTGACGCAAGGGATGCAACGCCCCGTGGGCCGCGGCCCGTGTTCCGCGCTGCGTCTACCATGCTTACTATGCCGCCTTCTGCTTTATCCACTACTTTTAAATTTTTACGAACAAGCTCTTTTCTGGCCTCGTCTAAGCTAATCTCTCCATCCAACAGTCTTCTTGCGGTGTCCGAATCAAGCGGTGGAATCCCCGGTGCTCTTTCAAAATCCGCCTTATGACCGCGAACCAAAGACTCCGCAGGAATCCTCGTACCCGTCGGTACATGTATCGTGTCAACCATAGACACGAACCCCCCTACATTATCCGAGTCTATTGGGGCAGAATTAGTGAAGTCGTAACTGGGGAACGCACCATCTTCCAATGTGAAAGGCGGCTGAGTATCATCTCTTAGTTTTATTGGGGCTGGAGCAGGTGCGGGGCCTCTTTTCGGGTACTCTAGCTTACTTTTTAGGTTCTCTGGTAGCTTGTCTACGTTGATCAAACCTTCTACATCAACCAGACCTCTTTCCGCACCTTCCGTATCAAAGCTTTTTGCGCTTGTGCCTTCCATAACGTCGAGGCCGGGCCGGATACGTTTTTCAATCTCTAATGAAGCGGATTGCCCTCCCGGGGCCTCTTTCGTTGCACGAGCCCCCTTGGTAGCCACATCCATAGGAAACAACTTGCGGCGCTCATCTACTGGCATACCCTCTGTTGCCAAAGCATACGCCTCTTGCAAACGCGCCATAAACTCGCCGCGCGTTTTCATGTAATTTTGTCTGGCGGACGAGCCCTGCCTTAAAGAACCTGACTCATTCCTGTCTCTGTATACGTTAATACCTAGCGCCTGATAGGTTTCGGCTTCTTTAAACGCTTTTGCCTCTTTCTCCGCAATAAGCCGATACATCTCTGCTTTTACTTCATCTGCATAAGGCATTTCATCTAAATTAACGGGAGCGGTGCTATTCGTATTCCCCGGCCACATTTTAGTTAAATTATCTGGAGCTTCAGGGTTTGCCTGCTTTACGTTAAACTGCGCCGCCTTAACTAACTTTTCTAAATTCTTAGCTTCTCCTTTGGGCCGAAGCTCATTAAAAAACTCATAAGAATTAAAACTCGTGTATCCCGGTTCATCTATCATTTTAAGGCTCTCATAGAGAGCAAAGTTGTCAAACAATTTGCCAGACACGCTTTCTTTAACCAAAAACGGTTGGCCCCCGCCGGGCAGGTCGCCTCTTGTCTGCAATACGTGGGCTAACTCATGCACCATTAAAGTAGAGGTGTACCGATCATTTCCCAAATATTCCGCATTAATAGCAATCGTGTCGGTGCTATCATCCCAGTGGCCGCCAGTACCACCTTCCATCTTTTCAACAAAACGAACATTTATGTCGTCCGCAAGATCAGGAAAGACCGTAAAAAGGGGGTGGTCGTCCCCTATAGCTTGATTTAGCTTAAACTGTACACTCCGGCCGTAGTCACCGCCTTTGTAGAAACTCTCGACAAAAAAGTTTCTTGGATCCTTTAATTTTTCAAAAGCGTCCATAACTTCTTTTGCGGATGCCTTATTAGCTACCAAAGAAGAAACAGACTCCGGTAACAACTTACCTACATTGATCTGACTCAAATTATCCGGGATATCAAAAACCATCTTGGTTTCTAATGGAGCATCACCTGCTTCCCTGCCGGGTCTTGCGTCCACATTAATACGCATGAACCCTGTCTCTTCAAACACCTTGCGGGGGTCCTCGCCAGCTTCCAAACGCTTCTGAGCTTCGGACTCCTTGTACTTTATTCCCCTTACCCATTGTGGGTTTATTCCCGGAGTGTCCGCAGACGCCAACATTTCCGTGACAGAGGTGTCTGGTAATCCATCGTCCGGTACGGGTATTAGCTGACCATCGGGGGTTACCGCCTGTGAGCGCACGTTTGGTAAATACTGCATAAAGTCCTGTATGCCGCTTGAAACAGCTTTAGCACCGCGGGCCGTGATCAATTCACCGGCACCCGTAATTCCGCCAGCTAAACGCCCCAAGTCACGATAGTCTTCTAAACCCGACCCCGCAGCGGGAAAGAACCGTGAGCCAAGGGCTTCGGAGCCAAAGTTTTTCACAAAAGACTGCGCGTAAGGGTCCGCGGCAGACAAAGCCGACGCTATAGGAGAAGTTCTTAACAAACGGGGGTCTATTTGAGACGCAATGCCCGTGGCTGCCGCGCCTATATCTGCGAAAGAACCACCTAAATCCGTTGTAGCGCCCTGAAGGGCACCAATTCCTAGCTCACGGTACGCGCCTTCTGGGGGCGGTTCGTATGAAACGAAATCATCTTCTGGATTATCAGACAACTTCCCGCCCCAAGATCCGTGACATCTGATCCATGACCTTTGGATCAACAGTTTGCTTTACCTGATCTACAGGCGTCATAATACCAGCCTGCTTCAATAACTTGCCGCCAACCGCGTCATCGCGTAACTCAACCATCTGACCAAACTGAAAGCCGCGCTTTTTATCAAAGTTCTGTTTAGCCACAGGCCGACGCTTGAACTGCTCCGGAGCCAAATCCTTGTATATGTCAAAACTCTCTAGGCCAGAGGGTGGAGTAGGCCGCATTGTGTCGGGACCCGTTGTGTCCGCTCCCTTACTAAGGTCCACGGACATAATGCCCTCTACCGCACCGCCGTCATCAAGAGCTATCTGAGGCTCCGAAGGACCAAACTCCTCCCTACGGCGGCCCTCTGGAAACTCCCGATAAATATCAGAACGAGGTAAAGTCTCCTCCTGCATACCGAAAGTTTCTTCGATCTCTTCGGGAACCATCAACATATCGCTGTAATAGGTATACGGGCGCTCATCACCCTCCTTGTACACAGGACGATTTGTACGCAAAAAATCTAAAAACTTTTCCATTTCTTCGGGGGACCCTGCGCCAAGATCTACTGCGCCGCCATCCTCAAAACCAATGTAATCCATAATAGAAGAGCTTTTATCTTCTCCGGGACCCGAATAATACTGCCGCGCACCCGGTCCAAGGGATTTGTAGTAACCACCGCTAGCAGAAGCTTCAGAGGACCCTGTCATGTAATCATAAAAATCAGACGCCGCGTCACTAACATAGTCAACGGCTGCCGCCCCCATATCAACTACAGAATTTCCCATGCGTCCGCTGCCCCTCTAATAATAAGCGTGTATCCTACTATAATTATCTTCATCTTCCCAGTCATCTGTTGGTAATTGTACAAAATTACCCTGCCGATACCGCATCAATGCCTGCGTCATGCTATCAACAAGATCGTCATACTCCCCGTTAGGGAACGCCGCTACCTCTTCAATCAACTCGTCCGCAAACGTAGTGTCGGGGGCCCAAACCATTCCAGCCTCAAATAATGGCGATACAGAATGAACCCTCGTCACCTTATCATTACCTTTGCTCGGCGTAAAGTTAACAACAGGTATGCCCATGTTCCGTAGTTCGTGGGTCAAGGGGGTCCCTGACGCTTTCGCCTCAATGATGACGGTGTCGGGGTCCCAGTAATTATACTGGTCTAACGCCTTCTCCTTCAACTCCGGAAAGTCCCACCGGCCCTTCTGACTGTCCAAAAGGATCAACGCCGGGGGACCCCCAGCCTCTTCCGGACGAAACACACCCCACGTTGTAATAGCAGAATAGTCCGCTGTCTCACGCTTACTAAACGCCGTATCATAACTCTGGATCACAAACTCAAGATTGGGAACCCTCTCCTGCTCCCACTTATTCCACCACTCACGGCGAATGATCGCATTCTCTTCCCCCGTCGGGTTCTGCTGATACTGAGCGTTCCACTTGCTCGGAGGTATAGATGCTTTGACCGCTGTTAAATCTTCCAAAGACCAAAACTCAGGCCAACACGGTGTTTCGTCACTGAAAATAGCAGGAAGCTCCACAACTTCCCACTGATCGGCTAACGGATCTTTAGCCATCGCCCTCAAAAGCTGACCCGTCATATCCTTCTCGGACCACCGGGTCTGTACCAAAACAATCGACCCACCCGGCTGGAGCCTCTGCCGGGGGCCCCCTGTGTACCAATCCCATGCGTCATCAAAGCCGTTCGCGGACATCGCGGTCTGCTCCGAATGAGGATCATCAATGATGATTAAATCACCACCACGACCCGCCAAGTTCGATCCAACGCCAACGGCATAGTACATTCCACCAGAAGCCGTGTCCCATCGCCCCGACGCTTTACTGTCAGCAGCCAGACGAACTTCCGGGAATATGTCTTTGTAGTCATCGCTATCAATTAAGTTCTTCGTCTTCCGTCCAAAGTTTACAGCAAGCTCCGTTGTGTGCGTTGCCTGAATAATCTTCATCTTTGGATTCTTACCCATCATCCATGCGGGAAACAAGAAAGAAGCGAACTCGGACTTTGTGTGACGAGGAGCCATATTGATGATCAAACGCTTCAACTCGCCCGTGGCTACCCGCTGCAACTTGTCCGCAATGATCTTGTGATGACGACCGGCAATGAACTCCGGCCACATATTTTTTACAAAAATTAAAAAGTCATCTTTGCAAGCTTCATTCTTTTCAAGAAGCGCGAGCCTCAGTTGAAGCTTCAGTTCCTTCTCTGTCAGACCATCCATCGGGGGACCCTTAAATTGCACAAAATATGTGCACAAATATGCACATTTATTAGTCAGTTAACAAGACTTCATATTTGCCTAATAAATAGGCAATGTTTCACGTGAAACATTCTATACCGTTTTTCATATGAATATTTGAGAGAAACATGGCCCATGCTCGCGCCAGCCACGGCGTGGGCGGCGGCGCGGAAATCGCGGATTTTTGGCGGTTTTCTGCGGTTTTTGACCCGATATGGCGGGGACCCTAGCGGCGGATCACGGCCCGCGGCGGGCTGGACGCCGTCCAGATACCACGGCCAACGGCCAATAGGCCATTGCTAGCGCATATAAGCGCATACAGCGGGGTCTGGCGTTTTTAGGTAGGTTACCAACACCGGCACGGCCAGCGGCGTTTTTAGCGTCCAGCATGGGCTGGCGACGCCCGCGCTAAATATCGGCCCGCTGCCGACGCGATTTGCCCGCCGGACGGTTTACCAACGATCACGGCCAGCGGTTCGCGGGCTGGTATGTTTGGGACATGGGGCGCGGGGCACGGCGCGGCTTGATTAACTCTTTTAACCGGCCAACGTCGGCCAATGAGCGGGCATAAGAAAACCCCCGCTAGTAATGCACCAGCGGGGGCGGTTGTTGGCTTGTGCGGGCCTTAAATGTCTAACGATACAGTCGCACCGGCTAAAACTTCCCTAACTTGGCTTTCGATTGCTTCGCGGCTTTCGTCGCTGGTCATTTCTTCGCCAAGCCGTTCGGCCAGCCGTTCGTCGATCATGGTTTCAATTTCGGACTGGTGTTCGTAAATATCAAAACAATCGGTGACAGTTTCAACAATCCGATCGTCAACCATTTTATCGGCCACGCTTTCGGCAAGGGCTTCGACACTATCGCCAATAACGCCCATGATTGCCTTGTTGAATTGATCCAACTGATCCGCCTTGAATGCGTCGCGCCGGTTGGCGTGTTCTAATTGCTGGCGCAATTCGGAAATTTCGGCATCGCGTGGGTCAAGAATTGCGTCGGCTTCAAAATTTAAATTTTCCATTGTTTTACTCTTTCCCGTAGTTATGCGGCCAGCCGTTGCGGTGGCCGTCCCCGATAATATGGGGCAAATCCCATATAATGTAAACCCCAT